CACTCCACCTCCTGCATCCAGAACTTGCGACGGCAATCCTGGCACGAAAACGGTGCTCGGTTACCGCAATGCCCGTCCTTATACCCGTCGTCGACAACCACTGGGCACACGTTAAGGACGCCAACGTCGTCCATCCCGGCAGCCGGGAACATATCAAGAAACTTGCTTTGCCGCGTCTTGCGCGGATGCTCCTTTGACCACTTCTCGACGATTTCCACGACCTTCCCCACGGCTTTACCAGCATCGTCAACCATACTGCGCAGTTCGTTGCATTCGTCTACATTAAGCATCGGGCAGCCGTCGCAGTCTCCGTCTACCTGCCAATACCGTTCACACATTCGGTTTCGTTCTTCGATAAATTTCAGCGCGTCCATCTTCACACCCCCGCATCTTTCGGCTTAAAAATCACGACCATGTTCGGGAACGGCGCGCTGTTTTTGCTGCCGCCGAATTTCAGTCGCCCGCGCACGAACCGTGTCTCGACGTTCGGCTGTTTATAGATATACGTGTGGAACCATCGCGTGTCCGTCCGTGCGGGCAGTAACATGACGATGGTGTTGTTATTCACGGCGTTCTCGTAGCTGGCCTTTTGCACCCACTTGTCGATCTGCCGACCGTATGGCGGGTTGCACCACACCGCGCCGGGCCAGGGCTGTTTCAGTCCATCCTGCTCCCGCGTATAGTAACGGGGGCATTTGTGGTTTTGTGCGTCTGCGGCGGCATCCAGCGTAAAGCCGAACTCCGCGTCAAGCATGTCAAAAAAGCCCTGTGGGGTCTCCCACAAATCAGTCTTGCTGGAAAACAAAACGTCTTTATCCATCCTCACACCCCCGCATCATACAGTGTCATCCGCAGGAAGCTGACCTGCTGATTCAGGTCGGCGATCATCTTCTCCTGCTCGGTGATCCGCGCGTCCTTGTCCTGCCCGGAGGCCTCGAGCGCGGCCGCCCGCTCGGCGTAGTCCAGCAGCATACGGACGGCGTAACGCGCGGCCGGAGAGAAATTCGTTCCGCCCTTGTCATCACGCAGCAGATCCTCCACGTTTCTACAAATCTCCTGAATGGTCATAGCGCAGCCCCCCATTGTTCTGCCATAGCCTTAGCAATTCCGGGGTATGTTTTACTCCTGGCTTTTGCTGTTCGTGGGTCATTCCAGCGTAAGATCTTTCCATTTTCGTCCGTGGCATAATTCGCAGATGCCCCTACGCTAAAACCGCCATGGACTATTTCGCCGGGGCTGACAACATCCGTTGGAATCAGCGGCGGAAGATTTTTAAGCCATAGGCAAGTTGTCTTTCTCGCAGGATGCCCAAATTCATACGGCTGGACGATACAATCTGGCTTTCGGTAATGCGTTGACATATAACCAACTGGATTCTCAACACAAACGCGAGGAATGTCCGCCTGGATAAATGCCATAAAGAACTCGGCTGCTTCTTTTCGAGCCTTTAAGCGTTCAACTGCCCTGTCTCCGTATCGTTCGACATTGAACCAACGGTTTCCAGACACGGTAAGGAAGGTGCAAGGCGGGTGAGCGATTAGCAAATCCCATTTGCCAACATTGTGCTCAATTCCGTCCATCGTTACAATCTTCCCACCATTTAAGGCTTCTAGCGCATCTCCAAGAATGTGCCATTCGGGGTGTCCGCCGGATGGTTCCTGTATGTCGCAGCTATATGCTTCATGGCCACGCTCCCGGAACGCTTTGCAGACTGTCTGCGATTCTTCGCAGGCAATAAGTACATGTTTCACGTCCTTGTCTCCTCCTTCCGGCGGCCGCCTTTTCCGTGGCCGCGCCGTTTGCGTTCGCGTATCACGGTTCTCCCGATCGGGGTCTTCGCCCAGTCATCCTCGCTGATCCAGCGCTCGCAGCCGAGCCCGGCCGCACAGCCGCGCGAGTGGTTCATGTCCAGTATGTACAGGCATACCCGCGCCCCGCTGACACTGTGCGAGTCACTTGCACCCAGCCGCTGATAGTGCGCGCAGCCGCCGCAGTATCGACTCTGCGGGATGTCGCCCCGGAAGTAGATGTCACCTGTCACTCCGGCCATTCGTCTACCTCCTCTACGCAGCTGGGGCAGCCGACGATACGCCCCCAGCGGTCTTTGTATACGCTCTCCGTCTCCTCCCCGCACATCGGGCATAGCCGCGGCCGGTCAGGCTTTTGCTCCAGCGGCGGCTCGAAGCCGAGGTCTCTCATGTGCCCACCTCCGTGTCCGCCCGCGCCCAGAACAGGTCGTTATACTTGTTGTATCGGTCTTGAATCGTGCCTTCGGCCGGGCAAAAGTGCTCCCAGAATCCGCAGGTCAACGGCTCCGGGCAGCCACCGCGATACACACAGTTTGGCACGAGCGCGTCACTCAGCTCCGGTTCGAACGGATGCAGCGCCCTTTTGAAGTCCTCTGCGTAATTCCGGGTCTCCGATGAGGCCTGATAACACAGCCGCTTGCGCCATGTGTCGATGAGGTGCTGTGCGTTGGCCTCACCCGTGAACGTGACCGGCGCGTCCTGCGGCAAACCGCCGCGCGGCACGCCTGTGCGGTCGCTTCGCTGCGTGCGGATGAAGCACTCCCATTTATGCCGTGACCAATGCGTGGCAACCCAGCTCGGAATGTCGCGCCAGCGCCAGCGCACGCGGAGGTCGCGGATTGGACTGTGCTCGGCAATCAAGATTGAGCGCTTGAATTGCCAGCTCGGCTCGTGGCCGAGACTCTCCTTGCCCACGGTCGCGCGGCAGTCGTCCACCACCTCGCGCCAGCTTCCCTTGACGCCAAGCAGCTCTGTCTTATCGTGCATTGTCACCCTCCTTTTCCGCCCGGTCGAGGGCGGTCGTCGCAACGGCATACGCGCTCCACTGATCGGCGCGGAAGCCGTAGAAAAAGTCCGGATTTGCTTTCGTACCCTTACCGCTGCGCAAGTCGTGCGACGCGAAGCGGTCAATGAGCGCGTGGCGGATCGTGGTATCGTTCGCGCGAGGGCTGCCGCAGATATTGAGCTTTTCTTCCTTACGCGTGACGATGTGGTACGGTACGCCGCGGTCGTCGAGTAACTGCTTGAAGCGCCCGATCCACTCGCAGGTCTCGAACACGTCACGCCCGACCGCCATGCCGTAAGATTCGATGATCTCGATCGCGGCGACAGCGAACGCGCCGCCAGACACAATGCCGGAAACGAGCGTGTTCTCGTTCTTCCCCCCCTGCACCGGTGCGCGGGTGATCGTATCGACGATGCACCAGCCGGTTTCCCGGTTGCCGGGGTCAAGGGCTAACATGGTCGCCATTCGCGGCACCTCCTTGCATTGCGGCGAGCATTCGCTCCACTTTGTCCAGGTCGTCCTTACCGGAGACCGGCGCGTGCTTCTCGTTCTCTGCCTTCACGCCGTCTTTCGCAAGCCATTGTCGGATGACGGCGTAGTGGGATTTGTACCGCGCGCCTTTGCTGGTGATGTACAGAGACAGGCGCTCGACGTATGTTTTGTAGTCGTTCGGGTAATCTCGCTGGAGCTTTGCCAACTCGTCATCCGCGAGCATGACATTGTGCATTTCCCCATAGGGTTTCTTTTCCGGAGGCTTTGCGGCGGCTTTTTGCGCCGGTCGCGCGGCTGGCTTTTCCACTCTGACCGGTTCTGCGGCAGGTGGCGTCTGCGGGCGCTCGGAGTAAGCCTTGTTTTCCTCCAGACAGAGCGTTGCAAACTCTTCCTGATAGTTCGTCGGATGGTATCGGTCACTTTTGAGCGTGTTGTGCATGCGCCAGTGCCGGATGACAATGACGCCGGAGTCAAAGACGATGATAAAGCGCTTTGCAAGGAGCAGCTTCAGATCGTCAGCCGCCGCGCCGACATAGTCCGTGATGCGCTTCGGATTGTTAATAAACCCGTCGTCATCCGCGCGCATGTTCAGGTGGAAATACAGCGCCTGCGCGGAGAGCGGCATCTCCAGAAACGCATCACTGTCGATGAGCGAGCGCGCGAACATTCGCTTTTCTGCCATGGCGCGCCCCGGTTAGAACGGCAGGTCGGATTCGTCGTCCGGCAGTTCCTCAAACTTTGGCTCATTCGTAAAGTCGTCCGCGACAACTCCGACGCCGCGCACGACGCCGGGATAGGCGGAGGCAAGCTGCTCCACGCTGGCAGAAGAGACCGGGACGGACGCTTTGACAAATGCGTCTGCACGCAGGCGCTCCTCGCTGCGCTCCTCCCCGTTGCGCGTGGTATAGCTGTGCGTGGAGAGCTGGCCGCAGATGATGACGGCATCACCCTTTTTGAGCTGCGCGGCATTCATGGCGGCCTCATACCAGACCTCGCAGCTGATCCATTCGGTCTGCTTGCTGCCGTCCGGCTGAACGGTGTCACGGGCGGGAATGCTAAACTTCGTCAGGGGCAAGTTTTTTGCGCCCACGTTGGAAAACTCTGCGTCACGGGAAAGTCTCCCGGCGACGATGCAGTCGCCGGTTCTGGTGCGAATAATCATGTGATTTACTTCCTTTCTTTTGCGGTGCTGCCGAGGTGGACAAACACGCGCTTGTTCATGGTCGTGTTTCGGATGGAGAGATTCAGGATTTCGTGACGGTCAGCTCCGTCCGCATTTTTCACGTATTCGATCTTCTCGACCGCGAATTTGTCATAGCACTTGCGGCCGTTGGCAGTGTAGTTCCCTGCCGGGACCCAGATAAACGGTGCAGTGTACAGCTCGCGGCCGATGCCCCAGTTAACACACGCGCGCTTGAAGCTGTCGGACGCAAGGCCCTTTTCCGCCTCCGTGTTCGACTCCGTGCCGGTGTCCTCCTTGCTGATCCACTGCCCTTTTTCGGCGTCCCAGATGGAGACGACGCAGTTGGCGTTATCGCGCCGGTGCTCACGCTGCCAGTTCATCGCGCCGACCGTCTCGTCCAGAATGGTCATGTCGCAGCGCGCGTCTTTGTAGAGCAGTAGGATAAGACCGTTATCCTTGACCTGCTGCACGCGGCACTCGATCTCGTCCGCGCGCAGACAACGGAATTTGTTCATGGTGTTTCGCCTCCTTCCGGCTCAAACTCCAGTGGGCAGTTGTACCCGATGGTGCGCGTGTCGAGCAGATACTCGCCGGTGAGGCGGCACTGCTTGCGGCTGTATGTTTCCAGACACGGGCAATAATCACAGGCAATGTGCTCGTCGGCAAAGTAGATGCGTGCCCGGGCGAGGATATAGCGCAGGGTTGCGCGCCCAGTCGTCATGGTGCTGCCCTCCGTTTTCTAGGGCGGCTCTGGCTGCGCTTCTGCCGCAGGACGGCGCGGCCGCGCTTGCTCTCGCGCCACTGCGCGAATGTGATGTGCTTATTGCATCCGGGGCCCGGCTCGCATCCGCGGCGGTGCCCGGTATCGAGTATGTACAGGCAGACGCGCGCACTGCCGCCGCAGTTGCTGTCGATGCTGCTGCCGGAAAGCGTCTGATAGTGCGCACAGTTGCTGCAATAGCGGCTTTGCGGGATGCCGCCGTGAGTGTAGGTGTCACTTACAATGTCAATGTCCATGCGTCTACCTCCTACACGCATTCCGGGCAGCCGACAATGTTGCCCCATCGGTCACGCAGCAGCTTGTCCGTCTCCGCATCGCACACCGGGCAGCGCGGGCAGGTGTAGGCCGGAGGGTCAACCGGCGGTTCGATCGTCAGTTTCGGCATTCCGCACCCCCCATACTCCGGCCACACCGCGCGGATCTTATCTTCGTTTGCGGTTGTGATTCCGTTCGCCCAGCAGTTGGCCGTTGATACAGACACGCCAAGCATTTTTGCCGCTGCTGTCTGCGTGATACCGTTTTCCCGCAAAAACGCGCCGAAAGCGGTGTCACGCGATTTTTTGCGCCGTCTGTCGCTGTAGTATGCAGACAGCTTTTCGTAGTTCGCCGCGCGGTATTTGCGCATATATGCGTTTCGCGCTTCGCGGTTATTGCGCTTGTTCTGCAGGATGCGGTCGCGGTGCTGCGCGTAGTACGCCCGATTGTATGCGTTATGCACACGGCGCTGTTCTTCCGTCATCACGCCACCCCCAGTGCCGTGAAGATCACGTGAAACGCCCACCCGGCCAGCGCGATGCCGCCGAGGAAGCTTGCACAGACGATGCCGTCCTCGATGCCCCAGACGATGTAGCGGCGCGCCTTTGCTTTCACCTTTGGGTCCCCGAACACTTTCATGCCGCCCCTCCGTTTCTGCGCTTGGCCAGCACCTTTCCGTACAAGCCGCATTCTTCCAGCGGAACCTCCCGAATCACTTTGCAAGACGGGGCGCGAACTTTGCCGGAGCCGCATTTCGGCACAACAACTGTGCTCATGTCCGCTTCGACTTCGAGGATTGCGAGATCAGTCCAGCAGTTTCCGTATGCCAGACACCAGTCGAGATAGGCCATATGGATACCGCGCCCGCAATTTTCGTTAGGGTCAGCGCAAAAGCCGTCTGCCGCAGCTGATTCCCCGATTGTATACACAAAATCTGCATCCCAGTCCGAACGGTACACACCGTTGTGCTTCCGCACCGCTTTAAACAGTTTCGCTTTGCCGTTGCTGTTCTCAATGCCGTAAAAATCGACATATTCGTCAATGGTGTGCGGGTCGTGCACAACGCGCGCATTACTGGATGCGTTAATTTTAGATGCATCGCTCTTTTGGTTGATTTGGCTGTTCCCCCGCGCCACGACGGAGCTGTTCTC